ATGGCAAAGTTAACAGATGATCAATTGCGCTTTATTATCGACCTTGATGCTTCAGGCGCACAAGGAAAGATAAATACGCTAACTGTTGACATCTCCAAACTTGAACGTGAGAATCAGTCACTGCACTCCATACTCTCCCAAAACGAGAAGGAGATGCAGCAACTCGCTACGCAGATGGAGCGCCTGGAGCAACGAAGCATGAGCAATACAAAAAAAATGCCGCTGAATGCAGTATTCATCGGCATTGCGGAAGGAGGGGGATTCGAACCCCCGGCCTTTTGGAAATGCCTAAATGAAAACTATCTCAACCATTACTCTCTAAAAAACCGCGCTAAATAACACTTAATTAGGGTGGTATGATTAACTATTTTTTAATTTAAAAATTTTGTCAGGACACATGATATAGGGTATTCATGCCCGATTTGTGCCCGGTATTTCTATTATAATTAGCTTATGTTCTGCTGATTATATCATACTTCCAATTATTAGCCATTACTAACTTATATACACAAAAAAGGCACATATTAAACGGTCGTTTAATTTGCACCCAGCAATTATTTACGAAACACGATGCAAAGATATAACAGATTTGTTAAATGTGCAAGAAAATAATAACGTATTTGTAAACAAAACCTTGTATTAATTATGGAAAGGCTTATAAGACAAAGGATTAAGGAAGTAATTTCTTCTCAAAAAAATGTTAGTTTGACATCATTAGGAGGGTCGGAATCGATAAAGATGCGACTGAGTAGGCAAATAAACGGAACGACTACGATAACAGTCGGAACAATTATGTTAATTCTTGATAAGTTCCCACAATTATCTGCTGAGTGGCTTTTAAGGGGCGAAGGTGAAATGTTTCGCAAGGGGGATGCCCTGCAAATGTCAGAAACAGGAGGAACTGCGCAAGGGACTGGTGCGATGAACCACTCCAATTCAGACGTAACAATACACAAATTTCTCGATGAAATAGCTGCACAACGTCATATAACGCAATCGATTATAGAACAAAACAAAATGCTCCTTCAGATGCTGTCTAATGCACCTAATATTGGTGCAAATTAAACGACCGTAAATTGTGTGCAAAGTTACTACTTTTGTGTCAGATACGCAAGAGAATTATAGTAATTTTGTATAAGAAACAAGCAGGAGGACTGAGGCGGAGTGTCAGGAGGACTGAGGCGGAGTGTCAGGAGGACTGAGGCGGAGTGTCAGGATGACTGAGGCGGAGTGTCAGGATGACTGAGGCGGAGTGTCAGGATGACTGCTTGGAAAAGGAGACAAAGCACCATGATTTACGGTTACATTCGCGTAAGTTCCGACAAGCAGACAGTCGAGAACCAGCGTTATGAGATTAAGAAGTTCTGCGAGAAAGAAGAGTTACGAATAGACGGCTGGATAGAGGAGACGATATCTGGAACCAAGTCCTACTCAAAGCGTCGTTTAGGATTTTTATTGAAGCGCGTAAAGAAGGATGATGTGATAATATGCTCAGAGTTGTCGCGCCTTGGCAGGAGTCTGTTCATGATAATGGAGATACTGAATGTATGTATGAGCAAGGAATGCCGTGTTTGGACAATCAAGGACAACTACCGTTTGGGTGATGATATACAGAGCAAGGTTCTGGCGTTTGCGTTTGGTTTGTCGGCTGAGATAGAGCGTAATTTGATCAGTCAGCGCACGAAAGAGGCGTTGGCCCGCAAGAGATCTGAAGGTGTTCGTTTGGGTCGTCCGAAGGGTAAGTTGCAAGGCAAGAGTGCGTACAAGTTGCGTGATTCAGAAGCGAAGATAGTCAGGATGCGCAAGGATGGTGCCTCATGGCGTAAGATAGGGCGTGCATTGAATGTGAGTTGGTTGACAGTAAAGCGTTATTACGAGCGTTTTATAGATGAGGGGAAGTAGAATGTACGATTATTAAGATTATTCATTTTTATGCATAAAGCAAGAGTGAGCTTAGAGTGAGCTTGGAGATAGCATGACGAGAGCATGGTGAAAAGTGCGTTTTTTTAAGATTTATGCATAAATATACAATAAATATTCATCAATACAAGATACAACAAACAAATAAGTCAAACAATCAAAAGAAAGGAAGTATTATGGACATGAACCCAAATCCGAACAGTGGTAAAGACACACTGAGTTTCGGCAGTGCAAAACGTTTTCCGTACAAAGAGGAATATAAGTGGCTCGGAGTGCGCATATACGCACAGGACGCAGACGGGCTGAAGTACGTTTTTTCAAATATCCATGCAGCAGCAGCTGCATGCTTGCAAGCGGGTTACAGCACAGGGCATAGAAAGGACCGTCAAGACTCCCCGGCAGAAAGGATAGCCCGAGAGATATGGAGGGCGGTGCAAGGGAATGCGAGAAACAAAGACAAAAAGCACCGCTACCTCGGCTTTGACTGGTACGTTCTTTAATTCATAATTTATAATTAAAAAAATTCAATTTATATGGAAGAAAATTATCCGTTTGTCCCCCCCCCTCCAACAGGCTGGCTGACGGAGATGGTGGAGGAGACAGGTTATGCAAAGGCAACGATCCGGCGTGCTTTACGCGGCTGGGAAGGCAAAGACGGTCGTCATGAGTTACATCGTACTCGCGGCAGCGTGGCGGAACAGATCAGGCGATTGTACGCCGAGAAGTTTGTGATTCCTCATCTGAAAGACTGGAAGATGACGAAAATCATTGAGTTTAATTGATAATGCATAGTTTATAAATCATAAATTCTACAGTTATGGACATCAGACAATATTTCCGTCACCATGATGCGGATGGTCGTCCGCGTCCGGAGAGGCAAGAAGAGGCGATAGAGCGCCTCGGTATGGACAGAGTCAAAGCCATGTATGACTATCTATGGAAAGCAGCAGAGCGTCTGCCATTATTTGGCGTGTTACACGCAGAGCAGATAGTAAAAGACCCTGCAAACTTCGGCATTTACGCTACGATAGTGAGCGAAATAGCAGAGCAATGCGAGGAGGCACGCGCGAGAGAGATACGCCTTCTCAGGAAATACAAATATCCTGAGAAAGGTGAATGCGAATTAAGCCTTTTCTATAGTTCTTTACCCCGATACCACCTTGAGAAAGACTTCTCGAGACTGATAAAAGTGCAGTCCCCTAACAAATGATCAAATGGAATCATCCCCCAACAGACAGAGATATGAAAACAAAGATTTTTATCAAAGAAGGCAGTGCGCTGAGTGCGGAAGACTGCCGAATGGAAGATCAAGTTACAGAGCGCCATATATTGGTTCGTTGGCGCGGTCGTGAACATGCTACCCGTCTGGCCGATTGGCTTGACGAGAGTTACGGTATATGCGGTACGGTGTGCTGCATAGAATACAACACTCGCGAAGGCGACAGTGCGATAGACCTTGTGGTTCCTGATGAACGCAGTGTAATTGAGATGATTCATCGGGTGCGCGATAACGTCAAGTTATACTGCCAGCGCTATGACTGGGAAACAGAAGTGGTTTGCTAATTCATAAAATTGACAGCTATGTACACGATATTAGTTCAGTGCCCGGAATACGTGGCACATTACCTGAAAAAGAAGTTTCACGTATCTGATGGTGCGGTTCTGTTGCCTCAATTCACTCTAGCATGGTACGCGATAGCCAACAGCGCCCAACGTCGTCCTCCTACGGAAGTTCCTCACCAAGGCAATCTGTTTGTAGCTTTTCATGAGAAGTCAGTGCCTTTCAAAGACCTTCGCTGCCAGAACTGGCTGGGTGATAAACGTCTGCGCTACATCAGCAAACTGCTGCGCTTGGATTTTGACATGAACCTGTTGGAGTACATGGAGCGAGAACACTATCGGCACGGTGTTGACTACGAGTCAGCCGCCCGTCAGTTTCACCGTCTGTACGAACTGGAGGGCCTGGTGTCAGAAGAAGCGCTGCTGAAGAAGCATATCCGGTGGAAGAAACTGCGCAAAGAGTTCCGTCTGCAGGCCGAACAGATGGATATAGAGTTTTGAAGTTTAAAGTTTAATGTTTAAAGTTTAAAGTTACAGATAATATGGCAAAGATCAGCAAATATTACATTCGCCGTGCCCGTACGATAGATGAGTGTGCGCGCAACAAGAGACAATGCCGTGAGTGCATTTATTGCGACATATCTCTGGTGCCGTTAGAGGCCAAGAGATATGCGCTATCAGGCAGCAGTGCCTGGAAGGACAATAATGGTCACGTGATATCGAAAGGCGACGACATTCATAACCTGATGTGTGTTTGGAACGGTCAGCACACCGATCGAGACATGACGTGCCCCCTTTTCCAATTGGATCCGGAACGATGGATAGAACACAGGAATTACCCCTGACGATCCCTTCATAGGAGGGAACATCTCAGCTATTTGATTATGTATTCAAAAGAACTAATAGAGAAGATAAAAGAAGCCAACGATATAGTGAGCGTCATTCAAGACTATCAGACGCTTCATCGTCATGGCAAGCAATGGCTCGGTATCTGCCCCTTTCACGCAGATTCCACTCCGAGTCTGACCGTCACAGCATCGATGCAGATATACAAATGTTTTGCATGCGGTGCGAGCGGCGACGTGATAAAATACGTGGAGCACGCTGAAGGCTGCTCGTTCACAGAAGCTCTTCAGATACTTGCCCGCAGAGTTCACATAGAGCTGCCTCAGGAGACGGAGGAGACTGAGGAGGAGCGCGAGGCCCGCAAACAGAGAGAGGAACTGTTTCTGCGGCAGGAACAGCTGCAGCGCTCTTTCACGCAAGACATAGATCAGAACCCGTACTACCAGATGTATCTTGAGGAGCGACAGATTTCTTTAGAGGCTGCCCGCGAGTTCGGGCTTGGTTATGCTGCCGAGGGGGAATTTATTGGCAGGATAACCTACCCTATATACACTGTGTCGGGGAAGATAGCCGGGTTCACGGGTCGGATATTGGATGGGTTTCAGGTTTCTTATCCCTTCGGGAACGATCTGCTTCGCTGTGCAGGTTCCAAGTACAAGAACTCGGCGGAGTCGGCGGTGTTCCACAAGGATGAGTTGCTGTTCGGGCTTCGTCAGGCACGTCAGGAGATACAGAAGCAGGACCTGGTTTATATAGTGGAAGGTCAGAACGACGTTCTCCGGATGTGGATGACGGGTCACAAGAACACCGTGGCCGGCTCAGGCACAGCTTTTTCTGAGAAGCAGGCCCATCTTTTGCAGCGTTTCACGCAGAACGTGACCTTGATGTATGACGGCGACAATGCGGGTCGCAAAGCCACGTTGCGCACCATGCGTCTGCTTCTCGGTCTCGGTTTCCGAGTCTCGGTGCTTCCACTGCCTGAAGGAGAAGACCCCGACACATGGCTGCTCTCGAGAGATATTTCGCCAAATGTCTCTACAAACCTACAAACAGCGGCTGTGTCCTGGAACGTATATCTTGGCACGGTATATCCCTATGTAGCTGACTCTCCGGAGGAGACACAGGCGAACGCCCAGGAGATGTCGAAGATGATAGCGGTGGTTCCCTCCCGTATGATCCGTCGGCATCTGACAGGTCTCAGTGCTGCTTTCTACCACACCGACACGGATCAGATACGCCAGCTGGTGAACGAAGAGAAGGTGGCAGACCGTCAATGGGAGAGCGGTCTGTACGGCATAGAAGAAGCCAAGCAGAGCGGAAAGAAGGCCGTGACTCTGACCTTCGACCGCGACCGTTACATAAGCAACCTAGACGAAGACGAGTCATGGCTTCTGTGGCAAGGCGAGGCTCAGCCGGCTTACGTGCAGCAGCTACGCCAGTTCACCGAGATTCTGGTTGACGAGCGTGAGACATCTGAGTCAGAAGAGATACTGCTCAGCATACAGCAAGACGGTCAGCGTCTGCAGGTTCTTCAGCGTGACAACCGTCTGATGTCTTTCACCGACTGGTATCTTCGCCGTTATTCAGATGAGTTGCAACTGAGCGACGAAGATGGTGGTCCGAGTTCTACCGACCGCACCAATATCATCCGTCGTTGCATCAGCGTCATTGCTTCGACGGATGCCACAGAGCGCGAGGTGAACAGTCAGCAATACCGTCAGTGGCTCAACCTGCCTGCTCAGAACTACAACACCCTCCTGAAGGAGCAGCTGCAGCAACGTAAGGACAGGCGCGAGGCAGAGCGGAAACGCATAGCTGCAGAGGAAAAGACCAGAGGTATCGATCTATATGATGTTCCTGACTACGTTCAGCAAGACGAGGTGCTGATGAAACAGTACAACCAGTACGGCTTCTATCCGCTGTTGGTATCAGGCTCCAGGATTCAGGATTCTTATCCCTCCGGGAACGATCTGCTTCGCTGTGCAGGTGACGGCTCACCGAAATACGTGGCCTATGTATTCAAGAACGAGAAGGGAGGCGGTCACACCATAGTGAGCGACTTCTACATGGAAGCGCTTCTGTTTGTTGACCCTGCCACCGACCACTCCAAGCGCGTCATCAGGCTCAACCACCTACACGGCGGTGAACAATACGTAGAGTGGCCGAGCGACGCCTTCGTGAGTATAACAGACATGAAGAAACGCCTATTCTCGAGCGGAGCATACAACTTCAACGGCAGCCCCATTCAGTGGGACAGAGTGCGACAACAACTCAGCTATAACTTCATCAACTGTTACGAGGCACGCGTTTTCGGCTGGCAACCGGAAGGATTCTTGATGCTTCCTAATGCGGTGTATTATCCGGATGAAGAATCTTGGAAGCTGGAGTATATGAACACACTTGGTGTAGCAGAAGTTGAGACGGCGCGAAGCGGCAAGATGCGTTTCTACTCTCCTGCAGCATCGTCTATCCGTCTTGGCGGGAGGCAGGAGGACAACCCGTACGAGCAGGACGAACTGGCCTATTACCTTGAGCCTACCGGCAAGAACCGTATGGAGTTCACCGAGTGGGCACAGCTGATGAGCGAGGTGTTCCAGGTCAACGACAACGGCAAATGGGCTGTCATGTTCACCATTGCCTGCAACTTCCGCGACCTGATCTACAAGATAGTAGGTTCGTTCACAGCGCTGTGCTTTGCCGGTCCTACGGGTTCCGGCAAGTCAGAGCTTGCCTACGCCATCCGAGGCTTATGGCAACGTCGTCGTGCAGCAGTGTTCAACCTGAACTCGGGTTCCGATGCAGCTTTTTTTCTGACTCTGGAGCACTTCAGGAACATGCCTGTGATAATGGAAGAGTACAACGACAACAGCATCTCTGCCATCAAGTTCCAAGGTCTGAAGGCGGCAGTATACGACGACAAGGGTCGTACGAAGGTGAAAGACATTGCGTCCAAGAGCCTTGACACGTCGAAGACCAACGCTGCGCCTATTCTGCTGGGTCAGGACACTCCCCAACAGGACGACGGTTCTCTGTCGAACCGCGTCATCATCTGCGAGGTGCCGAAGAAGGAGGGCGGTTTCACCCGTGAAGAGACGGCCAAGTTCGAGCGTCTGAAGCAGCAGGCGGAATACGGGATGGGGAACATTCTGCTGGACATAGTGCGCCAACGTCCGGTCTTCGAGCGTTATTTCAAACAGATATTCAACGAGGAGGTGGTTCGCATGAAGGATGCGACCTGGGACGGGACCACCAACAAGGAAGGCCTTGAGCGTGTGATCCGTTCGGTTGCGATTCTGAGTGCCACTGCCCGCCTTTTGGAGGAGCGTTGCGACATCCGCCTGCCCTGGCACTATGCCGACTTCTACCATCTTGCAGTGAACAAAATTCCTCGTCAGATGGAGTCTATCTCGAAGACGTCTAAGATAGGCAACTTCTTCCAAGCGCTGAACGTGGCACTGACCAACGGGCGTCTGTTGCAAGGCAGAGAGCTGAAGGTGGAGCGCGCATGGGAGCGTAAGATACGCGTCAAGGACGGCATCGGATCGCGCGAGGTCGAAGTTGGAGAAGGCAGCAAGCTTCTGTACCTTCATTTCGACTCGTGCTATTCTGTATATTGCAAGGAGGTGAGCAAAGACGTTCTTTCCAAGCAGACACTGACCAACTATTTCCGCTCACACTCGGCCTTCATCGGGCTGGTAAAATCCACCCGTTTCACGTGGCAGGAGGCGCAGTACGGCGAGGGAGTGTTGTTGAATAGAGGAACCGGGGAAGCGGCCGATTCAACTGTAGAAACCACCGCCCGGATGCAGATGCAGACAAAGAGTTTTGTCAGTTCGGCGTACGTGTTCAACTACGATGTTCTTCGCGAGACTCACGACATAGACTTCACACGTGACACCCTGAATGCCGCCTCACAGCCTGCGTATGCAGACCTGATGCAAAAGGCTTTGTTCTGACAGGTGAAAATAATATTTGTATGTTTATATGAAAAGTTGTATCTTTGCAGCGGTTTATGGAATTAACTATTATGAAGACAACAATTCAAGCAGTACTCGACATGGCCTTTGCGCTTCCTCTATCAGAGCAGGCACAAATAGTCAGAAGGGTTCAAGACAACATCTTTCTCAAGATAGGGGAGCAGGAAGAACCCACGTCTGAGCAGTTGAAACAGCGTCTCAGCAGGTCTTATGCACAAGCAATGTCAGGTGAGACTACGCAGCCCGAACAAGCGCACCTTATAATGGACAATTTCGTAAACAAGAGAGTTGTATGAGAGTGCTGTGGACAAAGCAAGCTTTAGAAGGCTGGCAGCAAGTGGCAGAGTATATATTTGAAGAGTTTGGGTACAAGGCTTTGCAAGAGTTTAAGGAGCGCACATTGGAAGCAGAGAACCTTATTGCGGCTTTGCCTGAAGCAGGTGCTGCAGAATGGACTGACCCTCAGAGCGGGACTATATTCAGACGCATCATTATCTACCGTAAAAGCAAAATGCTGTATTTCACAGTGGAAGATACTATTTACATTGCCGATTTCTGGGATGTGAGATCTGACAAATAGTCAGGAGTGCTATTTATATTCTCATAGAGAGTGAAACATGACCATGCTTCACTCTCTATTTTCATGTCTTTCGGTGTTTGAGAGGAAGTCAGTACTTTTGCACATCGCGTTCACCAAGGAAGCCCTGCGTAGGGGGCCCGTCTCCGGGAAGGATCTTAAGCGCCTTAAGCGTCTTAAGGGTCTTAAGAAACTTAAGATCCTTCTATTTTTAAAATCTTCAAAACTATAAATCGCATGATTATTCCTTTTTCGAGAGACAGTTTCCAGACTCAGATGAAGTCGCGCCTGAGCGTGGTTCATCTCAGTCTCGAGTTTGAAAATATAGAATCCACTGTGCAGAAAGTGTGTGTGGAACTGAGTGAGAAACTGGGTCAGGCGACCTACGAGCAGATCTGCTCAGGCTCGGGGTCAGAAGCTGTCACTGTAGCGCTCGACCTGTTGCAGCGCGCTGTTCTGCACTTTGCTATGTACCACCACATCATATACACCATAGCCAACATATCAAACGATGGTGTGACAGTCACCAAGTCTGAGGACAAGACCACTATTTACAAGTATCAGCAGGACCAGCTGGAGGAAAAACTGCTTCAGGATGCACACTTCTGGCTCAACTGCCTGATCAAGCATCTGAACAGTCACACCGAGACGTTCAGTCAGTGGGCGGCGTCCACGGAGCGTCTGAACCTGACGGGTCTGCCTGTCACGATTCAAGACTTCGAGCGTTACGTAGGGGTGAGCGACGAGACGTTTCTCGTCTATTCGGGCTGGATAGTCCGCGAGGTCTATCGTGAGGAGGTACTGAGCCGTTTTCCGAAGGTGGCGAGAGAAGAGGCAGAGCAGCTGTGCAAGAACGCCTTCATAGGTTGCGCCTGCGAGACCATAGTATGGATGATAGAGGGATATGCAGAGAAGATGAAACAGTTGGAGATACGCGAGATGACGGAGCGTGACGTGCGTGTACTCACTGAGCAGACCATCGCGGCGGTATGCTACGACGTGATGGCACGTGCAACTTCCAGACTGGCTTTTCATGCTCTGCCGTCGCCCATACGCATCGACATCAACAACGAGATGGGTAAGAACCACGCCTCACAGGCTGACACCATGATCCGCGAGAAGGTGTCCAGGCAATTTGCAGACAAGGCCCTTGGTCTATGGCAAGGTGTGGACGCCGAACTGCGCAAACTCAACGAGGGCATCGCATCCCAGTATCCGGAGCCACGCCGAGTCGGCGAAGAAGACAAGTTTGTGTATTAAGAAGTTTGTAGAGTTTGAAATATGCTAACAATAGATTTCTCACATGGTCGGAATATCCTGTTGCCTGAGGACTGGACAGAGGTGGAGATGAATCACCGCGAGCAGGTGTTCTCATGGTTCATCGGCATGCTAATGGGACAGATGACACCTTTCGACTGGCAGCTGCGCACTCTTATATTGCTGACCGGTTATCAGCCCAGCAGACAGACACGCCGCGCACTCAGATACGGCAACCCCATCAGGAACGAGATAGAGTACAACCTTATCCGTCTTGCGGAACTGCTGGACTTTCCATGGGTGAAGTGCGGAGCCGATGAGCAGACAAACCACCCCACCGATACACCGACCGTTCCTCCCAATCGATGGATTCTCTCCACAAAGATGCTTGACGCTCCTTTCCCCTGCAAGACCTACTTCCGCCGTTCAACGCCATTCATCGAGACCAATCTGACCGCTCGTCAGTTCGTAGATGCAGTGGAGTTGCTCAGCCTGATCAACGAGCCGGAGCAACCTGCTTGTAGCGTAGAACTGCTGATGAAGAAGATGTCGGAAGTGGTCGGAGCTGAAGACACCGGCAGCCTGGTACAGAACTGGGCACTGACTCTCTGGATGACAGGCGTTGTGCAGTATTTCTACGATTCACCAAGGTACGGGATACTTTATAAGAGGGTGACAGGCGCACACGGAGAACAAGCCGGTGAACCGATGATGACAACGCTGCTGGAGATGCAGGAACGGGGCTATCAGAACCCGGGTGAGATGCCTGTTGAGGAGTACCACGAGGTGCAACTGAAGATGCTGCGCGACAATCTGAGGAAGGCACTCAGCGAGGGAGTAAAGAAAGAAGAACTCGTTCAGCGCACCGGGATTCCAATCAACTTCATAGAGGAACTGTAGAGCACCCTCTCCAACCTCAGGGAAGGCTGCTATAACCACCAGAAATTTTTGAACCACAAAAATGATATTCAGATTAAAGCGCATATTCTTCGGTAAGAACTACACCATCGGGCATCTGTATAACGGTGACGGCAAACGCCTATGCGACACACTGGAGCCGGAAAGAAAACCAAGTTTGACAGGTTCGACGAGAAACTCCTCAAACTCTACAAACTTGACGAACTCAAAGGGTTGTATTCCTGCAGGCAAGTACCGTGTGGTGGTAACGTATAGTCCTAAGTTTCGTCGCCGGCTTCCATTATTGGAGCGAGTGCCGGGCTTCACCGGTATCAGGATTCATGCAGGCAACACGCGCCGGAACACGCGGGGTTGCATTCTGCCGGGTGAGAACCGCGAGGTAGGCAAGGTGCTCAATTCGCGCCACTGGGAGGAAGAGATTATCCGTCTCATCGACAACAGCCACTCACCGGTGTGGTTAGAAATATCAGACTCCTGATTATGTAGCTTTCCCGACTTCATCATATTCATTTCTTCATTTAGATCTACAAAAAAATGACCGCGAGCGAAAGAATTTTGCGAAGCTATAATCTTCATTTGCTAAAAAGTTGTATCTCTGCAGGCGCATTCCAGATGCCCGAGGTAAAACCGTATGTCGGCATGCCCCCTTCCGGGATAGAGCCCTTTCATAAGGCGGTATGCAGGAAGAACGCGCCCGTAAAAATCACATTAAAATGATGGAATTGCATAAGGGAAACAACCGATTAATAAGAACAGGGAAAGTTCTGCGAAAGAATTTCTGGGGTAAACAGAATGCCGAATATATAGGCGGAAAAAACACTCCTGATTATAGATTGTACGAGTCCCAATTAGGCTTTGACCGAGATGCGGCGTTTCATGTGGCATGTGAGTACAACCAGAGAATCATATTTCAGACAATGGTTGTGCGTCTCGGACTGAATGTGATATTCTATTGGGTGGAAGACGATAACCTGTATATTATTTTCAATGAAACATATCCGTCACAAATAAGGAAGATTCCAGTCAAGGTGCACAGGAGAGGCATACCTATTGAGGATAAGTACGGTGATATTGATTTTCACGAAGAAGGCGAAGTTGTAGCCACATTTTACAGGGACAGACGCACCAGAAACAGCCTTGTCTGGGAGACGCTCAGGATAGACGGAGTCCCCATCGGAGACGTTCTGAAACGCTCGGTAATTCTTGGATATTGATTGTGCTGATCTTTTGTTTGTGTATTTTTATGTAGTTGCAAAAGATTACCTGCAAAATTGGTTTCAGATGACCATGATATGCAGAACTTAGACATTTCATTAACTTTGATTACAGCCTGAGAGAGTTGGCATATATAAGTTCAGGAGACTCCAAGCAAGGGAGTTTTTTTTTGTCTTTCGGGGGTTGATGGAAAGGCAGTACTTTTGCACTGCGTTAACCAAGGAAGCCTACGGTATTAGGATACCAGCCGGGAATACCTTAAGATACTTAAGTGACTTAAGAAACTTAAGGTATTCTTTCAACTTTCAACAGAAATCTATGACTCTTCAAGAACTTTACCTTTATTTTTCTCAGTTTGTTCCTCTGGATGTACTCAAGCGGAATCATGTGAGCGGAGCCACTCCGGACAACGGCGCCGAGGCGCTGCAGCAAGATGTGCTGTCAACCGAGTCGGATGAGCGCATAGAGACGATAGGCGACTATCTGTTTCTCGGTGACCAGGACTTCGTGCTGGAGCGTCTTCGCAACTCGCATCAGCAGCTGTTGTTTGTTGACTCCGATCGGTTGATGTACAAGCCCTTCAGCGACACCGGCAGCAACATGTCGATAGGTCTGACAGTGGCAGAACACTATAACCAGTCGAACGCATCGGTGGTGTCGGAGCTGGTGGTTCAGGACCGCTGCTTGGAGACTCTGCAGAGGATCCTTCGCCGTGTCATTAGCGATTCGGGGGAAGTGTGCCAGTGGGATGTATCGCAGCCGGTAGAGATACGATTTTTCGACATGAAGGCGTTGAACGGTCTGATAGGTTACACGGCCTTCTTCAGTATAACGACAAGCGAGTACCCGGGATGAATTACATCGACAAGCAGGAGCGTCTGACAGAAGAGTTGAGCGCTGCTCAGGAGTTAGCCGGTCAGACCGGAATTCTTATACAACACGGCAAGCGCCTGCCTGCGATGTGGAGCGGCTACCGTACTTCAGCGAATATGCTTGGCGGATGCCTGAGCAAGACGTGGTTCGTGTGCGAAGTGACTCACGAAGGTCTGTTGCATATAGAGGGCGAGTCGGACTCGCTGATACTGCGTGGTGTGATAGAGATCATGCGCAGCTGTCTTGATGGAGAGCCTGCCCGCGAAGTGGACGCCTGCAGAATAGTGTGGCACCTGCAGTCAGGCATCATCGACAGTATGCCCTCTCACCGCCAAAATGCGGTAACTCAGATGATAGACAAGATACGCGCCGCGCTGTCTGTAGAGACGTAGGACCGCTGCGCTGTAGGAGCAAAGAACAAAGAACAAGGAGCAAGGACTCTCAACTCTCAACTTAAAAACTCTCCAACTTCTCTCAACTCTCAACTCTCAACTCTAAACTAAGATGAACATCAAGCATGAAATGATAGTAGAGACGCTTCAGTGGGGTCTCAATAGACTCCGTCAGGTGCAACTTCAGCAGTTGATGCTGAAGCGGCGCGACATTATGGACCGTCACTTCAACTGGGAGCATCTGGTGAGCGGAGTTCAGAGCCGTGCTGACGGTATAGTTGGTCAGAACGGGCATTACCGGTTGGTTATTCCTGTGGACAAACATCTGCGCTGGGCAGATATGAAACGCTTCAAGAACGGCAACCGCGGTCCTGCCGCCATGGTGTATAACCGTCCTACATGGGGTGTGCTGTTTGGCAGTCGCGACTCGGTATATACTCGTTTGAGAACCGGCATCCATGATGAGCTCCGCCATCAGCTGCACGACAGTCTGAGGGAGGCGATAGAGATATAAGACCGCTGCGCTGAAAGAGCAAAGAGCAAAGACCGCTGCGCTGAAAGAGGCAGGACTCTTAAGAAACTTAAGAAACTTAAGTCACTTAAGGAATCAGCTGGTGAATCCGGCGAAACTGGTGAGACTGTGTGTGTCGGATGCCGGGAGATAGCGCTGTGCGAACTCTCCCCAGAGGAGATACATGAAAGCAGAGGCTATCTGCGTAGAGTTGTAAGCCTGCTCCTGATAGGGCAGTTTTTCGGACGACTTATCAAGCTCCACTTCGCCTCCATGGCGCCTGATGGGAGAGTTGTAGATAGATGAGATGAGTGAGTCGCACTCGTTCTCATCTATTCTTATATCTACCACGTGTACTCCGTTGACGTAGTTGTTTTTTTCTCCGGAGAAGAGGCGCGTGAGCAGATGCAGATGCTGCCGGTAGCGTATGGTAGGCTGATTGAGCGACATGAGTTCGGGGTCGAAACCCCGTATCCGGAGCTGATCGCGCAATGTGAAGGCATCGGTGTCGGATGTGTCTCCGAAATAAGGTTTGAACTCTTTCCACTTGGGGTCGTGCTGGTTTCCGGCACGGTCGTAGTGCACGAACACGGTTTTGCAGCGCATAGGGGAGAAGAATCGCACAAATCGGTCCACGAGTTCGGGCTGTTGCTCGGGCCAATAGCAGTAGAGTGATTTCAGTACATACATGGTTTGTCGGTCAGGTGCGTACTGTGCAACAACCATTGATGTAAAGGGCCCCGGGTCGTATCCGACATAGAGCTCACGGTCGAGGTCGCAGTGCTGCATATCCTGACAGGTGACATGCGGATTGTCAGCCAGCGACCGCCGTTCGAGCGAGTCCACACGATAAGAGTCAGAGTTGATATACATAGGTGAGAACTTGCCGAAGAACATATCTTTGACTCGGTTCTGGCGGACGGCAAAGATAGAGGTGTTGAGCATGGTCTCATCGAGCGTGGAGCTGATTTGTTTCTTTATATAGTCAATACCGAGGATTTTGATATTGGAGAAACTGGAGGCTCTGAGGTAGAATACTGTTCCCCGCCTGAGCCGGGTGAGCAGTCGCTGCAATCGGTTGCAGTACTTGAGAGCTCGTCGCACGGTGTCTTCGTCGCCTTCACACTCAGCTTTCTTCATGAGGTACATACGCCTGTCGTGCTCGAGCTGCAATCGTTGTATGGTCTGAATCTTCTCCGGATTCATCTGCGCCTGGTACTGCAAGAACCAATCTTCGTCGGTTTCGATATTGGGTGTAGAAGTGGTACCGGTGACCCCCATAAAATATGGAGAGTCATAGTAGTTGGTTTTCTTGGCACGTAGCGAGGGTTTGACATTCTCGTCCACGACTCGCTGCTTGATATGTAGCATCTCGTCCATGTAGAGGTGTGCGATGTTCTTGCCGTTGGCCTGCTCGGGTCGCTCGCATGAGACGAACTGTATGACGGTGCCATTGCAGAAGGAGATGGTGTTGTGCCAGTCCTGTATGAGTGTGTGACAAGGTCGGAAGTGAGCCGGCGGGCGCTGTCCGATCTCGTAGTAGTAGCCGCGCTGATAGTGCTCCTGAAAGAACTCCATGAGTCCTGGCACGAGGTTTTCGAAGATGGCTTTGTATGTGCTTGCAAGAAAGACTTGCACGCTGCCCGGCATTGAGTTCTGCACGCGGTCCATTCGCGGTCCGAGTATATGAGTGGTCTTTCCTGAGCCGCGTCCGAGTTCGCAGTAGAGGTCTTGCGTGTCGGCCAGCAGACAGAGCGTCTGCACGGCTGAGAAATATTGCTGTTCGAAATGTTTCAGATCTGGTTTCATATAGGGGGAAAAGTTTCTTAAGTGACTTAAGTGACTTAAATATCATCCATTCCTGTTTCGAGCAGTGTTTCTTGTCTGAGGCGCTGTTTTTCTTTGTCAGGCAGGCTGCTTGAGTCGATTAGTTCGTATGCCTGCTGCATAAGCTGCCGCATGCCGTTGTCATCGAGTCCAAGGCGCTCACTCGGGATGTCCGGTGAGACAATTATTTGCCTGAAAGCCGTGAGCGCCGGATCTACTCTGGCAGCAGCAGCTTTTTCTCTGAGATCGTGCGCCTGCTGGTAGCACTTGAGTGCGGTAGACAGGTCACCCTGTTCTTCGGCTTTCTTGCCCAGGTTGTCCATCTTGTCGGCATACAGTTCGTGCCATTGTTCGGGAGTGTTCTGCTGGTCGGAATAGAGATATGTGACAGCATCAGCTATGCGCCGGCGTGCTGTTCGAAGCGAGATTTGCGGGAATTCTTGCTGGAGACGGCGGGCAAGAGCGAGCTGTGAGCCTTCAGACTCAGGTTCGTTCATCAGCTCGGCTGCGCGGTTGAGCTGCACCAGCATTTGAGCTTCACTCAGGCTCAGCCCGGCTGTATCAGTGCCACGGGAACGGATGACGGTGTTCACCGTGGCAGGAGGCAGGTTGCGTATCTGTTCGATGGTCATTGTTAGTTGAGAGTTAAAATTCTTACAATCACGGGGACTTTCGCAAGCCCCCGAGACCGATGCAAACAACAAAAACTGATATTATGAAAACATGAATCAAACCAATGCAAAGGTAGGCACAATTCCCCTGGTACGGAAAGACTGAAGAAAAAAACACCATTTTTCAAGAAAAGTGCACTTTTCTCTTGCATATATCACAAGTAAGGCGGTCCTACTTCCTACAGCGTCAGCGGTCTATGAATCATATTTACGGTGCTATGACAAGGCCCGAACGAGAGAGCAGACCAGCGTGCGCGGGCTCAAGAAACACACTTATTGTCCCGTTTCTGCCCCTGGCCACGCATCTAAGGCTGATAATCATGCCATTTAGCCGGCTAACGTGGACAAAAAGCGGAAAAATTGACTCAGAAGAAGACAGGAAACAGTATAACAGACCTGAACTTTAGAAACTACTACCAGGAAATATACATAGCCCTCCCTTACCATGTCCTTTCTTCTTCCTGAAAACCGTGTCCTACAGTCCTACAGTCCTACAAACAGAGAAGAAGAACTACTGCACAGAGTGCTCGAACGGCTGTAATTATTACTATATTATATTATAAAACAGATTGTTATATATATAGTAAGATGCTGCCTTCAGTTGTTTTTTCTTTGTAGGACATTTGTAGGACACACCTCCCATTTTGTAGGACAAACACCTTTTTTTGTTGGACATTGTAAGACAGATACAGAAAAATGCCCTTAAAGGGGCATTTTTCCTGTAGGACTGTAGGACTGTAGGACAGAAAAAACGGAGGATAATTTATAGAAACAACAAAGAATATAGTCATTCCCGTCCATCTTGTAGTTCTATATCTTCTCTGACTGCCAGAAATTCCGAAATGTTAAGTGACCTTAGTTTTCCCGGGAAAGAATCTTCCTTCTGCGTCAGTTACGTCAGGGACACCGGTAATATTACCATACGTTGTGCCTGTTGTGGCTAACTCAATGTTTCTGTCCGGGAACACCGGTGCAGGCCGGCTGGGGAAGGGGAAATACGAGGGCGTGAGCAGTGTCAGATTGAGAGTGAGCGTCTCCGGAGTGCGTTGCAGATATCGGGTGTCGATATCGCAGCTTATCTGCACCTCATACCATTGCCCATCCAACTGCAACTCCTGCTTGTCAGCCAGCAACATGTCCATCAGAGCTGTTCTGCGTGCGGTGTCGGTTATGGTAGTCTCCAACTGCCACTGCTGCTGCACCCTACCCCGTTGCTGCCTCATACGACTCGTGCCTGACTCTGATGTGTTGTATAATCTGCTCTCCGGAGCAGGCTGCTGCTGAGTGAGTGTACCCTGCAGCAGAAGCGCTTCTGTGAGGCCAAAACTGTTTCGCCAACGCACCAGGTACTGCTCCTCCATGTCAGGATCCGGCATCACTATCAGACCTATCGAGCGAAAAGCGGCATCGGAATACTGCTCATCGTTATGTACAAAATCCAGCAGTATGCTAGTCCTGTTTTCTGTGCTTATGCTCGCTGTGTCTATCGCTGTGAAGCAGCGGAACTCCGCATGAGGCAGCACGTTGGCAGCACTGTCGCGTGCCTCGTAGAAATCCATGTTGGATGCACGCATCATAAGCAGCTTGTCGCCCATCGCACTCAACTCAGCACGATAGAAACGCAAATAGGGTATGTCACGGCTGAAGTAGCCTGGCTCGTAGCCGTGTGCGAGCATCGGAAGAACAGTGCCTTGCATCGCTGCCTGAGAGAATTCCAATGCATGGTGCATTCCACCGGGGAAAAAGTAGGCCTTGTTTATGGTCTGCACCACTCCATCGATGCTCTTCAGGAAGATAGCCCCACCACCGTAGAGCGTGCACTCGCCGAACTCGTTGATATGGTCGGAAAGGAACACCCATGGTTGGACATAAGCGCGAAGCAAATCGTCGAGTTGGATGTCACAACGGTAGTAGTAGATCATACCTGAGAACTCTTGCGCCTGTTCAAATTCGTATTCTATAGGCCACTGACGGATGGTAACACGCTCTGTTGACCACAGCTCAGGAGTATTGGGGAGAAACCAACGCTGCATCATGAAGACAAATGTCTTCTGACTGACAGCCGGTTTGTCGGTTCCATCGGGGACTTCTACGCTGTACTCATGGCGAAATATCACCGGATTGCCGGCGAACAGATTCTGGTCATTGAAACTGGTTACTATCATAATTTGAAGATTTGAGAAATTACACTTTCATCATTGTTATCGTCACCTCTTGCAGGTCTCTGTTACCGGTTTGAGTCTGCATCTGCAGAGGAAGATATCGCACACCGTCGATGATATAGGTACGGCAGAAGTCGAAGGTGTGTATCTGCCGTTGTGTCATCATGGCTGCAAACGTCACCTCATGCGCACCGGCATACAGTGCCTCCGCGTAGCTCCTGTTCATGGTCTGCATCATGCCTTGGGCGCACAGGTCGAACATGCTGTCGGTCGATTCCTGCGAAGTGTTGTCGTTGCCGTCGGTGGGTGTAGGCAGCAGGAAGGCAGAACCGCGCCTGGTGTTGTGGTAGCCGTTGGAGCATATCCGCTTGCCCTGGCGGTTGAGTATGTACGCAAGGCACAGCGGACAGTCGTCGCTTAGGGTGATGTCCTTCGTCTCGGTGGTCTGACCTCCTTCGCCGTCATCTGTGGTGACAGTCCGCTGTACGGTGCAGGTCTCGTTGCACATTCCCGGCATGAGAGGCATGCTCAGTTGCATCTCTGTCGTGTCGCGCGTGTCGGAGAGAGGGCATTCAATAGTCGTTTTCCTGATGGAATCGGCAGCAATGCCGCTTGCAGGGTAGAGTCCGTCGGTCTGGTCTTCCGCTATGTAGCGCAGCTTTATTCCGTAGTCGCCGTCTATCTGGTAGGTGCTGGTGTTGCAGATGGCGTACAGCTTGCCTCCGTAGTCGTCGTGCCTGCGGCATAGTTGCCCGCGTTGCAACCCGTCCGGCAGTCCGCCGAGCAGCAGGTCAACCAGTTCCTCGTCAGTGAGGGTGTGTATCTCACCGTCCTGTAGAAGGTAGTTGCACTTCAGGTCGTCCCATGTAGGCTCGGGATCATCCTCCATGCGTATATGTTCCGGCGTGATGGAGAGCAACAACGGCTCTTTGTACGTAATCTGCTGCAGCGAGATGGCATGGAGCCCTGTTGCCTGCTCGGGATTGTCGCTCAGTATCTGCTCCAAGAAACACATCTTCACTGAGCCGTCCGCCTGTTCGACAAAGGCAGCACCGAACATAGCTTGCACCGCCTGCAGCAGGTCCATGGCGGAGATGTCGGGCACGAGGGTGTCGTAGTAGATTCTTCCGGGCACGAGCGCGTCGATGGTCTGGTTGAGAATGACTATGCGGGCGAAGGTGTCGGCGAGACTGTTACCGTTTCCATCGGTGATTACGGGCCAATCGTAAGTAAGTGTGCGGCCGATGTAACTGAACACTGCTTCCAGCACAAGGCTCAGATGCAGGAACACGGTGTAGCCTACACCCATCGGGCCGGTCACGTCCTCATCGTCCACGTGGAAGAGATTACCTGTGAGCCCCGGTTGATTGATGATGCCCCGCGGTGTCATCACGGGAAACACCTCGAAGTCGGAGTCGGGGTCGAGTGAGGTTGCATCGGTAAGACGTGCTCGGATGTCGTAGAACAGGGCTTCCGTTTCGCTTTGGGGAACAATGTCGTCGTAGCGGATGGGGTAGGTGTCGTCAGACGGCGTGTCGGTGCCGGTGCCGGAACTCCGGAGGGCGGTGCGTGTAGGCGTCTGATAGTAGCGTCCCTCAAGAACCTGCTTGAGTGTGACTTCACGGAGCATGTTCCAGATGGAACTCTCATTTAGCAGCAATGACACCTCGAAGCCTTGATCAGGGGTGTAACTGATAAGGCTGAGCGTTACTTGCTGTTGTATGGCTCCGGTGATGAGGATGGCTGTCTGCACGGTCGATGCAGCGGTGTCGCTGCTTGCTATGTCAGGGCGGTTGCTGAAGCCGAGCAGCCGCCGGTTAAGGGCGGTGTCGGGCAGAGTGAGAGGCAGAGTGAAACTGCCTTCCTTCTGAAAGAAGGGCGACTGGCGTTGCACAGAGAGCTGCATGTCGCGTGGCAGGTCAACAGGTTGGGAGTTGATGAGTAGTTGGTATAGCATGATTCGGTGGGTCTTAAGTGACTTAAGTATCTTAAGTATCTTAAGTATCTTAAGTTTATTTCTTTGCTGTTTGTTTTATGCGGTTGATGATGTCTTGTGCCGTCTGGAACTCGTGGTAGTTGACGGTGGCGCGTATGGGTTGCTGCAGCAGTTGGTTGAGCCGGTTGACGGCGCGGCTCAGTTCCTGCAGATAGTCGTTGTCAGCTGCTGTGGTTCCTACCAATCCTCCGTCTGCGTATCCATCGGCAAAAACGGAGTGTGTGCCTGTGTTCCGGCGGTGCAGACGGTTGACGCGTATGGCTTCAATCTTTCTTACCATGGGAACGACAACGGGGTTTCGGAGTTCCGCCTTGGGAATGACGTACTCGCCACGGTGCACTATGCCTGCAGGCTCCAGCGTGTTGCCGTCACCGGTGTAGCCGCCTGTGGCATAGCCTGCTGCACCCTGTTGCCCTGAGTATTGCTTTTTCAACGTGTAGGTGTTTTGTGTAGTGGTTAGACCGCCGGCGCTGTTGGAACTGAGACCGCTTGTGCTGTTGGAAGAGTCGAGCGAGGTGTTGCGTATGATGTCCCGCTGCTTGAGTATGTTTGCCTGCTCCACACCGGCGGTGGCAAGCAGTCCGGCAGTGAGTACGGCTGCAATGACAGGACCGGCAATAGGTCCGAGTTGCATGCTGGTAGCCCATGCTGTGGCGATGCCCATAGCGGTGTTGACCCACAGTTGCGAGGTTTGAACAGCAGCATTGGCATCTGCCTGTTTCTTCTTAAGTTCAAGTTCTTTCTCTGCATATTCGCGTTCTATCTGAGCGCGTTTGTCGGCATTATCACCGGCAATGGCGAGCTGCTTCTGCTTCTCTGCCTCAAGAGTGTTGGTCTCGAGTTCGAAGGCGGCTTTGGTTATCTGCGCAACTGACTGCATGGCAGCGGAGACTGTAGCAGCGAGTCCTTGTACGGAGGCGCTCACTTGCTGTCCCATGGTCATGCTGTCGGAGTTGATAGCATCCATCATCTTCTTTATTCCTGCAGTGGCAGTGCTCAGGTGCTGCATGAGTTCGCCTCCGAGGGTGTCGCCCATGGTGCGTGAGATGGCGTCGGCTGTCTGCTGCAGTGTCTCGATGGTGGAGATGGTGTCTTCAGCCTGCTTTTTGAGGCTTTCCTGCGTCTTCTTGCGTTGCTCTTCGATGGCTTTGTCCACGTTCTGATTGATCTGGAGGCGTAGGTCGGCAATCTGCGTCTCCGTTTCGAGTGTGGAAACTCCGTACTGTTCTTGCAGTGCCTTGAGTCGCAGGAGGTGGTTGAGTTGCTCCTGCAGCGAGCGTTGCCGGAAGTCTTTGTCAGATATCTGACGGTCAGCATATTGCTGTTTGAGTTGCAGTAGTTGCTCTTTGAAGATGGTGTTTTCCTCCTGCAGTTCGTCTTTGAACTGCTGTTCGCGCAGTTTGCGCTGCTCTTCGGCAGTTTCTTGAGCTTGTTTTTTCTGCTCGCTTAGCTGCTGTGCCTCTTGAGCGGCACGTTCTGCTTGTTCGCGGGCTTCAATTTCCTGCACTACAGCTCTGCGCTCTTCGCGATAGAGGGCAAGAGCCGCCATCTCGGCATCATAGTATTGCACCTGTTCTGTCAGACCACGGTCGTAGGCGTTCTCACGCAGACGGAGCCAGTTGTCGTAAGTCTGCTGCTCTGTCTGGTTGAGTTTGCGGTCTTCTTCCTTTGCTTGTTCGAGAGTCATGGAGCGCATCTTCTCAAGACTCTCTGCGCGTCTTTTATGCTGCTCGAGCCATTTAGAGTCTTGGGGCTCGTCAGAGGTAAGTTCTCTGATTTTGTTTACTAACTTGGTGAGCCATCCTATAGTAGCAGCAATGGCTTTGTTGTTGGAGAAGGAGAGCATGAGCGAGTCCCATGCCGACTTGAGCAGGATGGTCTGACCTTGCACTGTTTTGAGCCTCTCTTGCTCCATGATATGCAGTTGGTCGCTCACGTTGGTGACTTCTTCGCGGAGGTTACGCAGCGTCTCTGTGTTTTGCAGCAGATTGGAGAAGGCAGCCACTGAACGTTTGTCGGTCAGGGAGAAGGCTTCGGCGAGGTTGACTCCTTCGTCACGGAGTTTCTGCATAGCAGGAATGAACTGATCCATGGAGCGAACGGGTTCTCCAATGCGCTTTGCAAGTTTGGAATTGGAGTCGGCGAGTTTGAGTATGATGTTGCGTGCAGCAGTGGCCGCCATGGAAGCCTGGAAGCCTGAGTTGGCGAGTGTGCCGAGTAGAGCTGTGGTATCTTCTATAGTGAATCCGAAGGTCTTTGCAACAGGAGCTACGATGCCGATGGAGGTCTTCAGATATTCGAAGTTGAGTGCTGACTTGGCTGTTCCTACTCCCATGGCACTGACTAACCTTTCCATCTCTGAGGCTTGCATTCCGAAGGCTCGCAGTGCAGCACCTGCTGTCTGTGCGGCATCGGGCAAAGTGGCACCTGTAGCAGTGGCGAAGGCTTGTACCGCTTCAGTGGAGTCGATTATTTCACGCTGTGAGAAACCGAGTTTAGCGAGCTCTGTCTGCAGTCCGGCTATCTCTGAGGCGGTATAGCGGCTGTTGGCACCGAGGCGCTGCGCTTCATCAGCGAGAGCCTTCATTTCGTTCTGCGACTTACCGAGCACGGATGCGAGATTGGCTATTTGCTGTTCGAAGTCTATCTGAGTGGTCAGTGCCCCGCGGATGGCGTTGGTGAGGAGAGAGATGCCTTTCCAAAGAGCCATTGAACCTACATTGGCACCTAACATACCTAAAAAAGTTGATGTCGATTTCGTTTGACTTAACAGTTTTGCCATCTGAACTTCTGTGCGCTGAAGTTCGGTCTGTAATTTTCGGAATTGAACAGGGTTGGCGGCTTTGCTTGTCATGTCAAGTTGCGTGCGCAACTGTCGTGCCCTCTCCCGGAGCTGGTTCATGGTCATCTGATTCAATTTGAGGCTCTGAGTCAGTTGCTCCACGTTTTGTTGGTTCTGTTTGAGACGGGCAGTGTTCTGCTGCAGTTCTTGCCGGAGTTGTTGGGAGTTCTGCTGTGTCTCACGATATGCCTGCTGCAGACGCTTGTACTGTGCGGTGTTCTGTTTACCGCGTTGCTCCAGGCGCTCCATCTGCGTAGCGAGCTGCTGCATCTCCTTCTCGTTTTGGGAGAGTATGGAGTGCAGTGACTGATTCTCACGTTCAAGTTTGGAGATGTCAACGGTTAGCGTGTTTATCTTGCCTTGTGCGCCTGAGGCGTCGAGGTCAATGATAAAGCGCAGCATGTCATCGGTAAGTTTTGCCATAAAATTTATGTTTTATAACATGTTTTGTATGTTGATGATTATTCGTAACTTTGCAGTGTCAAAGAATCGACTATGTTTTGGATAATTCTCATAATAATCGGCTTTATTATCTCGGTATATTGTGCCTACCAAACATCTGAATATTTTAACAATTGGATGATGGGTTTGCTTATCTTCTTTGGTTGTTGCATTTATACCCCCCTCTTTGGCTTATTCTTTATTTCTTTCTTTCGAAAATAGGAGGAACCTGATTTTTCTATTACATTCCGGTGCTTTTATTTCTTTTGCCTTGTGCGCCTGAGTCGTCGAGGTTGATGATAAAGCGCAGCATGTCGTCGGTTAGTTTTGCCATAGAAATAGAATTTATGTTTTATAACATGTTTTGTATGTTGGTGATTTAAAACTAAAACCCGATAATTTTCCTTATCAGTGTGGTGTATGGTTTGGTTGCGGGTATCTTGTCGCAAATCAGGAATGCTGCAATCAGGAGCATTAGTATTGCAGTCGCCCAGAACCACCAACTCGTAAACCGCGCATACCCGCTCCTTGGAGTGATGTCCTCGGTATTTTCTTTGTGCTCGCTCATTGTCTGATAGCACTTAATCTCTTGCCTCAGACTGTCTATTGTACTCTTTTGTACATCTATTGTATGTGCTTGCACCTCTATAGTATGTGCTTGCTCCTTCTCCGTCTTGCTAAGACGCATATTCTTGATGCCTTCCATACGCAGCAGATTTCCGAGACTATCAAGCACAACGCTTCCGCCCGCATCCACAAACTCAACATCAGATTGCTCGGTGTTCTCCTTCTCAGTTTTGCTTTCAAGGTAAATGGTGTCATGCACCGTTATGTACACAGTATCGTGTAACATCTCCCTTACAATGCTTTCACTGCTCGCACTCTGTGTCACGTCATGCGCTGTCTTGCAACCTGCGAGGAGTAGCAGTGTGAGAGTGAGCGTCATCAGAAGCAGCATAAACTGTGATATGATGGATTTCCGGGTCATGGTGTTGTTTCTTGGGTTTTTATAGTGTCGGTGTCTCTTAAGTTTCTTCTTTCTATATTGGTGTTGGGCTACAAAAAAATCGGTAACCCGAGTATTGGATTACCGATTTTCTACTTATTTCAAACCTTTTATTTATATTTCAAGGTCGTGCTCTATCATTGCTTCTACATTAGTAGGTGGCAAAATGAACTTTTGATATGGAGTATCTTCTGTCTTGCAATATAAGATGCCTCTTGCTGTTCCAAAAGTATGCATCGCCAAATAAGCCAAGAAACTCTTTGGCAAAACTATTCTGTCATTCTTCTTGAACCCAATCCAATCATCAGGATGAACTGAAAAATAGCATGATACTTGCAAAAGCACCTTTATCTCGTTGCTTTCTTGATATTTTACAATTAGTTGTACATTTACGATTTGCAAATCTTTGTTTGCACCAATTCCAAGATTGGTATTGATTTCAAGATTGCCACTCGTTTCTTTTGATAGTACCGCAAATTGGTCTATCTTTATTTGCTCCATTCTAAATCGTGCCATAATTATGCTACTTTTAAGTATTCATCTTTAATACGCTCACCTTGCCATGATTGCTCGAAAAAAGTCTGAGTATTCACCATAATTGGTTTAACCTTGACAGGGCTATTTACAAATAGTAAGCCAACTCCAAGAGCAACTTCTATCTTTGCTATAGTAGCAAAAGTAAAGTTGTGAGTTCCCATAAGCCAACGGCTTATTTCTGTTTCCGTCTTGCCCATTAGTTTGGCAAAATCTTTCTGCGACATCTTACGCTCAATTAAGATATCTATCAAGCGGGTCGCAACCTGAGCCGATAATTCCACTTGTCTTTCAATTTCAGGAGTTACATATTGCTCTACGCACTCCTCAAACAGTGTCTTATGTTCCATAGTATATATTTTGTTAGTCGTCTATTTCAAATGTCAATTCTCCGAGTATTTCCATTCCAGAGATTTTTACTAATTTACGCTTTTCTTTTTGAAAAATTTGGAAGTCCAATTTCTGCAACGTTTCAACATACTTCAGTAACTTAGTATCCTCCTGATAAGTCTCTGTGTGCTTCTCATCACCATTGCCTAATATCAACGCACTATCACTTAATTTAATACAATATAATCTTAATCTCGATGTATCTAAATAATTAGCAGGAAGCCCCAAAACTCTATCAATCATTTTAGCCTCACGTCTAAAATAACGGTCATTAGCACCATTATTGATAAAGAACCATAATCGTGCTAATACTACTTTGAAATCCTCTGCATATTCCTCGTTAGCTTTGTATTTCAATAAGAATTTTTCAAATTCCGAGTAAGTTTCGCCCTGATAACGAAAAGAATACAAGTTGGCTTTAGTCCCACCCTGCGCAAGTACTATCTCTACTTTTTTGAGCATACTTTTATCTTTGAGAGCGCAAAGGTAATACATATTTTTGAAATAACAAAATAAATCAACATAAAAGTTAATTTTTCGGTAATCCAATATGTCAAATATCGCTTTTGGGGACGGCAGGCAGGACTCGAACCTGCACATTGCAACCTACTCGGAGCGTCCTCCTCTTTCAGTTGGCACTCAGCCAGTTTTTGCGTACTGCCGTCAGTTTTTTCGCTTTTGTCTCTACGGGCCGGGGTCTTGTTTCCAGATCATCTCAACCAGTTCCGGATAGTCGATGAAGGGATTGCGGTTGCCCTGGATCTGATAGACTATCTCTTGTCTTTTCCGCTCTCTCAGAGAGACAGGGTCCTGAAGATGCCATCGGATGAGCAAGTCCCGGAGCCATGGCCGGAACTCCTGCCAGCTACTGTTGTTCATCGCCTGGTCTGCGGGCGAGCCTTGCCAGAGGTAGTCCTGATAGGCAGTGGCGATGTAGAAATACATTCGTGCGAAGTCACCTTTGAGCGTGTCGTGCGGTTCGAAGACGCGCTGCGCTGTGCAGGTTTCCGTCCTTGGTAAGCCTGTACGGAAGATGCCGTTGTCGAGTGTCGGAGTGAGTACTTCTCCCGGAGGCCAGTTCTTCTTTGAGGTGTTGGCGCTGCCGTCAGCCGGGAGCAGGTGGTGCAGATCCTTGTATGCGTCGTTGACCTCCCCTCCCCACCACGACTTGGGAAAGACGTGCTCAATATGCATTCCGCCCACCGGCTGTCCCTGCTTATGGAAATAGCGTTTGTGTGCGCTGTAGAGGTCACATACAGAGTTGTCGGTGGTGTCACGGTCTGTGAGGTAGAATCCCCACCATGTGCTACGGTTTCCCTTGCCATAGTTGTAGCGTATGCCGCCTCGGATTAGCATTGAGACAGAGTCCTTGAGCTGTCTTCCTGAGAGACTGTCGTCAATCCACTGCTCAATGCGGCAGCAGTAGGCCTCAGGCAGCGTAAGGAGCAATATGAAGAGGAAGGGTTTCAATGGTTACGGGTTACTGGTTACGGGTTACTGGTTACGGGTTACGGGGATGACATCATCGCTCATGACGAAGAAAGAGACGAACATGCTCAGAGTGGAAAGTTGACGCAGTTCCTCGGCAATAGGTCGAACAAGTGTGCGCTTGATAATCTTTCCGGCAGGACGCACCCTGACATAAACAGTTTGAGGCTGATATTCGTTCATGTAGGTTATTAGAGCGGTAGCTGTCTTGAAATATATTCTTTTTGGCGGCATATGGAAAGAGGTTTCACGCAGCTATGCTGCTGTTTCAGGTTTCAAGTGCAAAGATAGCGTAATGCACTTGCATGCAGAAAGACAGCATTTTTTTGCTTGCAGGTTTGGAATAATGATTGTACCTTTGCAGCACAAACTATTACACAAGTTACGATTATGGCAACTATAACTATCAAGTACAATCCACGTAGCAAAGCAGCCAACATACTGCTGAACCTGATTCGTGTGACCGATGATCTGCAGATTGTAGATATGGAACCTCATATCCCCAATGCTGCCACCATTGCAGCTATGCAAGAAGCTCGCAGAGGCGGACTTAAAACATATAATAGCGTAGATGAACTCTTTAAGGACTTACTCAATTGAATATGTATAAACTTCAACCCACAGGACAATTTCGCAAAGACTTCAAGTTGTGCAAGAAACGTGGATATAATATGGACCATCTCCAAGTTGTATTGGAAATACTGTCTCAGTCAGGTCAACTCCCGCCTCAGTACCTGCCTCACAAACTTCATGGTGATTACAGCAATTATTGGGAATGCCATATAGAACCCGATTGGTTGCTTATTTATGATGTGGCAGACACTATACGTTTGATAAGCCTTATACGTACAGGTTCGCATAACGACTTGTTTAGATAGATATGATATTCTCCTCATCTATTGTCAAAAAAACTGCTTCCGCTCTTGACAAAGGGGCGGAATTTTTGTATCTTTGCACTGCCAATCCGGAAAGGCACCTATACCTTAACCACAATTACTAACCTTAACCCGCGCGGGGCGGCATCCCCGCAGAAACAACTATGAAAGTAAAACTCAATGAACTCCTCTCTGAGGCTCACGGCAAGCTCTGCAAACGCGATGGTTCTCCCATCCTGGCCTTCAACAGCAAGTTGGGCGTACAGTACACGTACCACACCCACATCGAGAACCCACGCATCGCTGACCCGAGCGAGCAGCAGTTGGCACGCAGGCAGAAGTTTGCTGCTACAGTAGCCGCTATCAAGCAGAAGAAAGCGAACCCTACGGAGTGGGAGGCGATAAAAGAGGGCTTCAAGAATCAGAGCAAGTACAAACTGCTTTGGAACCCGGTTGGAGGTGCTTTTTTTATAGTCGGTCTTTTGGAGAGACTTCCTGCTGGCGCATGGGTATCTCCTGCCGGAACCCGATGCGCACGCCGTCGGTGGCAGCCTCAGGAAAGTTGAGACGGATGGCGCGGTTCAGATCCTGACAAATGAAGTGCTCCGGCCATGCGAGCGTGGAAAGATAAACCATATAATTATAATATACGTCACTACCCGACTTCGAGATTACACCGTCCTGCTCCACATTAGTGATACTTGAGTTGATACCTATGCCGGCGAGTGTGACCTGATCAGCACGCTTGTCGTAGGAGATGACGGATTCGAAGTATTCTTTGAATTTGCCCGGGAAATCCTGGAACTCCCATCCTTCCTGCCCCATCTTGGTGGTTGCATAGAGTTTGCCCTGGTTTTTGCCCTCGCCTGCGAGCAGGCGGGTTATCTTCTCCAGTTCGTTTGCAATCAAGTCTTCCATCATAGTCAGTGAGTATCGGTACGGTCGCTTGGTCTTGGGGTCTATAAGTCGAACTCCACGATATTCTTGAACTCTGTCATTGGCCTCACAGTTGAGGTTCTGCCTGCAAAGCTCCTGCAGGTTCTGCTGCTGGGCGTTGACCCATGCAAGTGGAATACGTACGTGCACGTGTGCATTGAGCGCGTTCTTGAGATAAGAGTTGAGATATTTTGGTGTGAGGTTGGAGGCTTTAATCCACTCGCGGAGCCCGTTGAACCAGTGGTTGTATGCATAGATATGTTTTGTAAAGGTTTTTTCTGCGTTGAATGAGATGGCTGTTGAGAATCGGAACGGGTCTTCAGCACGGAATCGGTTGTAGATGTCCACCACCTGCTCAGAGGGGTTGAGCCAGTCGCCCACTGCCACGAACCGGCATTGGCGGTTCAGAAGTTGGTATGCTGGCAATTTGGCAAGTTGACAGGTCGCTGAATCGTTGATTTTGCATGCGAGCCTGGCACGGTCTGCACTTACGTAGCTGAGGGCGCGAATGGAGCCTGTCTGCGTGCGCGGTTCGCGTCTGCCACGGGTGAAATGAAACCGGCTGACACAGGTGTGTACACGATAGTAGTCACTGATGAGCGAGCGCAGATAGTCTTGGTATGAATCGAACCCCTGCTCTTCCCACGAGTCAAGCCAGAGTTGTATCTTCTCTTCCTTTACCGGCATGCGTACCGTCTTGCCGTCCTGTATCTGCTCCTGATAGAGCGTAGGACCTTTGCCATAGAGAAACTCCTCCTGCTTTCTTAGTATGGAGGGAAGGAGTTTGTTTTCCTGTATGAGTGCCTCCACCTCTTGAGGATAGAGGTTGTGCATGTCGCCCCAGACGGGGATGAGGTAGCCGCCCAATAGCATGGTCTGCGACTCCGAAATAAGCTTCTCATAGGTCTTGCGAAACGACTGCTGCCGGTTCTGGTCGGTGTCGTCCAACCCGTCAATCATAAATGTTGCCACACCGCCTTTCTTGTGCTGCTGATAGCCTATGCTGGCGGTGAGGAAAGTGGTTTCGCTGTCGGGTTTCTTTGTCTGCTTCATGAGGATAGAAATGTTTGAAACGGAAAAGCGGCTTAAGTCTCCAGGATATATTACGTGACTTAAGTTTCTTGCTTCTCCTAACGTTTGGTTATGGGATGGATTCTTAGAAAACGCTGTAAGGCGTTGTAGTTCTCCAGTTCTGCTTGTGCCTGCCGGTTGCTGTCATCCAGCCGGGCAAACTGTTTGCCAAAGTCTGCAGACAGGCTCTCCCCGCTGTTCGCTTGTTCGGCGCCGGATGCTTCCCCCAGCATCTGCTGCATCTTCTGATAGGTTCGAACGCGTTCGTTGTAGAGCAACTGACACAACTGTATGTCCGGGTTGAGGGTGTCGTCCCAGTCAATATGCGGGAACTCCTGCTGCTTGGTGCGAGTGGCAGGGTAGCCGGTGGCAGGTTGTAGGACTGTAGGACTGTAGGACGCGGAATGGAAGCGTTCCGGAGCAGCAGCGTCTTGATGTGTGTCTCCACGTCGTACGCGCATTTGCTTGAGAGCTGCAATCATACGTTGGTTGGCAGGGGGAATCTGGTACATAATGAGGAAGTTTTTTTATAAGTTTCTTAAGTGACTTAAGTATCTTAAGTCACATTGACAATTTAAGCATATTAAAAATATTTTCTCTTTAGTCGGTGCAAAAGTATTCCATATATATTATATGCCGAAAGACTGTCTTTCGGTGGTTTGAGCGTAATATCTACCTTTGCGGCATGAAACTTACAGAAGCCCTCACAAGAATGCGTGACATGGAGCACACCGACCTCACGTTCGGCATGGTTTTCCTGACACAGACGCCACCCACTCGCATACGCAAGATAGAAAGGTGCCGCCTTCGCGCCACACCTACCAACCACCGGAACCACGATGCTTTTCTCTACTTCACCGACCTTGATAAATCGCTTGCCCGCCAATGCCGCAAACGACTTATAACGCGGGTCTGCTTTGGTGATAAGTGGTATCCGGTAGAGATATAGAACTACTAAAAAAATAATTATGCATTATGCATTATTAATTATGAATTATTCCCACTTATGACCCCACTTGTTTGTTCACATGTCCGTCTTTGTCCCTCAAGACAGGTGTCTACCATCACAGAGCGCGGATTCCTTGCAGAGCAAGATGCCACAATCGTTACTCTGCAAGGAGCGCGTCGGGCGGCATACGGCACTCAAGTGGAAGCCTCCGGCGGAATCATGCAGGAGACGGTCAGGCTTACCGTGGAAGTCAACCGTCCGGAACTGACACATGCACTGCGCAGGTCGGGATTCTGCTGGTGGGTGTGTGAGGCACTACTGTCGGACGGCAGTACGCTGATGGTAGGAGACATGCAATTCCCGGCCTCCATCAGTTTCTCGGGCTCCGACTCGCAAGACTCGATGACACTGACCGCAATCCGTCCCGCAAATTAGAGCTTCGAAAAAAAATACCTAAACATAAAAATCTTATACAATGTTCAATTCACTACTCACCGAACTGCAAGGCTCACCTCTGGCACTGGCTGCCGGCGGTTTCGCAGAGCTGCAAACTATAATCAAACAATGCGTCCACCCTACCAGCCGGACCGAGCTCCTAAATTTGTCAGGGTTGGAAAGTTCGAAAAGTTCCGCAGAAGAAAAATCTTCTCAGTCCGTGCTTATCCTCCCCATTACAGGTGTCATGACCAAATATGGTGCCTGGAACTGGTCCGAATATTATCCCGGCATGGACGACATCGCTATGGAAATAGCGCGTGCTGACCAGGATGAGAATCTGCTGGGAACTATTCTTCTGATGAACACCTACGGTGGCTCAACCCAATCGTGGATTCGCCTTGAGGAGGTGCTGCGTACCCGCAAGAAACCCGTGATAGCAGTAGTGGACGGCATGTGCGCCTCTGCCGGCGTCTATGTGGCATGCTTCTGCGACAAGATTCTGGCTCTGAACAAGACCTGTAAGATAGGCTCTATAGGTGTCATGGCTCAATTGCTCGACACCTCAGAGGCGGAGCGTAAGCAAGGATACCGGCTGCTGGAGTTCTATCCTCCGGAATCGAAGTATAAGAACAAAGCGGAGCGTGATGCTCTCGATGGCAATGACAAAGCCCTCATCGAGGAGACGCTGTCGCCTCTCGCACGCCATTTCCAGGAGGTGGTACGCACACAGCGCCCCGGACTGAAACAGGACACCGAAGGCCTGCTGGAGGGAAAAATGTTCTTCGCAACAGATGCTATGGACGCTGGTCTGATAGATGGAATATGCACCATGCCTGAAGCCATCAAGACCGTCTGCGATATCGCAAAGGAAAGAGACAACATCCTCGAGCAACTGAAAGGTTGAAAGATGTTCGATAAGTTCGATAAGTTCGATAAGTTTGACAAGTTCGATAAGTTTGACAAGTTCGATAAGTTTGATAAGTTCGATAAGTTTGACAAGTTCGACAAGAAACTCTACGAACTTTACGAACTTTACAAACCCTACAAACCTCCTTTAATTAACCATATTGTTTAACCCCCATTTAACTCTCATGTACAGTTATGAAGAAATGGATTCTCAACCTCTCTGCTCTGTTCAAGACTCTGGGCTTCTCGAAGGAGAAGATAGAGACTGGATTGAGCGCGGAAGAGTGGAAACAAGTGCGTGAGTCTTATCTTGAGACTTACGGCATAAGTCTTGAATCAGACAAAGCTCTGAACGAAGACGTACCCCAGCATGAGCCGGAGGCACTGAACCTCACGGCAGAAGAAAAAGCCGCCCTGGCACAGGCTTTGGGCGTGAAACAGGAAGAAGTTCCTGCTGATGCCCGCCTCGCGGCACAGAAAGCCGCCGAAGTGGCTGCTCGGAACGCTGCAGAAGCAAAACGTCTTGCAGAAGAGAAAGCCCGCCTGGCTGATATTCCCGAAGAAGAGATGCCTGCTGATCGCGTACGTGCACAACATGTGCAACCCATCAACACACCTCACACCAAGGGCTATCTGTTCGGCGTAGAACACGACTATTTCTCTCGTAAGAAATGGTACAACGAACTTATGGCTAACCCGGCTCACACTCTTGTGCAGATAGGCGATAGTGAAGCCGACACCTTCTCCAAGGACTTCAAGGCTCAGACACGCGCTCTCAGAGACCGCCTGCAGGAGCACCGCGTCAACGGAACCTATGACCAACTCGATTTCATGGCTCAGGCCAATGGCACCATCGACTTCACCACCGGCGACACCGCACTCGACGCTCTCGGCTACACCGTACGCCGTACAGACCTCGTGCTAGCTTACTTCAAGTCGCTGCCATCGGTTCGCAACATTTTCCCCGTGCGCTCTAACGTGCAGAACAACGAAGTGGCAGTGTCAGGAATCATAGGAGAACTGAGCCAGGGCTACCGCAAAGGCCGCATCTTCAAAGGCTCAGTGGAATTCCAGACTGACACTTACCATGTGGATGATCTCATGTTCAAGTTCAATTTCGAAGACCTCATCGAACTTGAGAAACAGTATATCGGCTATCTGAACAAAGACCACTCCGCCATCATAAAATGGACATTCATCGAGTGGGTGATGGTTCATTATGGCGAGCAGTTGCTGAAAGAACAGAATGAGCGTAATATCATAGGAGCACGTGTGCCTCAGCAAGACGTTACCGCCAATCCGAGCAACTTTGCAGCCGACGGTGTCCTCACCGCTCTTATGCGAGCCTGCAGCCAGAAGCGCATCATGCCTTTTGTTGAGATCGGTGCCTACAATGCCGGTTCCATGCTCTCTACCGTTGAGGCTTTCGCAGACAGGGTCCAGGAAGTAGCAGGCTCGTTGGCCGATAATCTGAAGTTCTATCTCAACGCAAGGCACAAACGCTGGTATATCCGCGCTTATCGGGAGAAATACGGACAAGATGCCGACTTCACCGGAAGCAACGCCATACTTGTGGACCTTGATCCTTCGAAAATAGTATGGGTGCCCAACATGCGCCAGAATGACTATTTCATCTGGGCTGCTGAACCAGGCAACATAGAGCTCCTGGAGGACAAACCGGGAGAGATGCTTGCCTTCTCATGGAAAGAGGAACTGGAAGGTGTGGCTGTTGTCAGCCGCTGGAAAGAAGGTGCTCACGTGCAGAAAGCAGGTGTTGCCTTCCCGACCATCGCTGAGCTGGAGGCAGACAACTTCAAGCATCAGTTCGTGTTCATCAACTTCCCCATCGGTGACACTGTCGGCTCTTCAAGCCTCGTAAGTGCAAGTGCCAGTATGGTCAATGCCACTCCGACGCTTGACACCTTCTACCTGTTCAACGAAAGCAATGAGGCTAAAGAAGTTACCTTCGCCAACAACATGGTCAAGACCCTTCAATATGGCGAGACTGTTATTGTCTATCCCGTACTCTCGGAGACAAATGGTGTAATAAGCGCCACAGGTTGGACTACAGAAGGCGTCACACCAAAGTAATTACGATTAGGAGTTCCGGTTGCTGTTTTCCGGAACTTCTAATCTGCGATCTTTAAATCTTCAAATTTCTATCGTATGTTACCTAATTTCAGTAAATCAAGTGTTACAGGAGCTTCGAAATCGACCAAGTACCTGTTTCTGCTCACCATCTATGCCGCTGCTGCCATCCAATGGGACCGGTTGCGCACACTATGGGCGGCAGCCGTAGAAGCCGGGCGCCTGACGGAGTTGCCACTCGTCACTGACACAGGCGCTGACAAAAACCCGCACACCTTGGAGTGCAAATCCGGCTCCATCAGTTTCTCTGTTGCCCCGGGCGAGGCTCCGCAAGATGGTGTGGCCACAGTGTCGGGAACGCTCGACGGATTGGCGGAAGACCAACTCAAGACAGCCTATGCGCTGCAAGGTGAGGAGGTGGTTGCCGTCATAGAGCGCTGCTCCGACGGAAAGAAGTTTATCTTTGCCAACCCCTGCACCGGCGGTGGTACATTCCAGTATCAGAACATCGGTGCCTTGGATGGAGGTGAGAGCGGTGTCTCGTTCAACATCACCGGCAAAGACTGTCCTGTGCCCGTACTCGTTTACGAGCCACAAAGTGCAGGAAGCTAACAATCAATAAGAATAGAGGTTCTGGTCTCTATGGGGGTATAACAGAACTCCTATACTACTAGAACCTCTATTTTTTGCAATCAAATCCCTAACCCTTAGCCTTTGACCCTATGAATACCTCAGTTTCAAAACCCAAATCAAAGAAGAAATCCGCTCCTGCTGTACGCAGAACCGAGTTTCTCATCTGTCTTATCACCTCAGTAGTCCTTACTATTGCCGGTTTTTTTGTGCCTCCCATGGGAGTTATCGACGGGTCTGTGCTCACTGCCATCGGCATCTTGCTCGGATTCGGAGTCGTCGCTATGCTGCCAGACATGATTCTTAAAGGCCACACCGCCAAAATATCGCTCCCGGGCAACTCTTCAGTGGAAATCAAGAAGAGTGAAGAATGATGTATCACGCATTTCGCACACGCTCGATAAGACTTCGGTCCACATGGTCGGCATACAAACTTGTGATTGACAGATCGTGATGACCGGCCGCTTGCATCACGGTCAGATCATCCACACCTGAATGCAGCAGGTCCACAATCCTCGAGTCTCTGAGACTATACACCTTCATCTGTTCCGGCAGATGAAGCGCCCTCTTCACCTTTGCCCACCGCTCATTGATGGCCTGTACCCCGACCGGAGTCTTGCCCGGACGGAAATAAGAACTGAACAGGTTGTCGGTCGGCCGGTGCGCATGCAGATCCAGGTACTCCTTCAGCAGCTCTATCTGCTCATCGCTCAGAGGGCAGTTGCGCGCCTTCCAGCACTTGGCCTGGTCGGCTGGGATATGTACATAATGCTCTTCCGGATGCAGCTGCTCTATCTTGCACCGGCGTATCTCCATCGGCCTCATCAAACTCACATATACCATTTCGAGGAACAACCAGAAGGCGCGTCCCTCCGCATCATGCATGAGGTGCTCACGTATCATGCCACGCACATCTTCAGGTATTACCACGCGCTGCTTCTGCTCGCGCTTGCGTGCCTTGATGGTCTTGAAAGCGTTTTCCTTGCAATAGAGGTGACTGACAGCCCACTCCATCAAAAGGCGCAACTGCTTTAGATAGTTGTTGTAAGTGCGGTTGCTCACCCCTCGCTCATCACGCAGGTAGAGCATGAATTCCAGAGCATGCACACGGTTGAAGTCTATGATCTGACAACCCGGCAGACATTTCACACACCATGCGCTGAACACGCCACTGACGCTCACGTAGCTCAAGTAGGTGGCATGCCTTACCTCACCCTGTTTGTCCTTCAGGTACGCTTCCACCACCTGCTCAATTGGTGTATAAAAACGTGCATTCTGCAGTTCACCTATTGGAGACCAGCCGCCAGCCAGTTTCACATTGATTTGCTGAACCAAACCCTCGGCAAACTGCTTCATCTGCCGTATGGTGGGGTAACTATGCTTGTACTTGTTTAACTTTATCCTGTACCGACGGTATCGAGGATGACCTTCCGCCACACTCTGAGGATCAAGCACAGAATATACTATGTGCCAACCGGCAGCGCTGTCTTCGTTCAGATAAGCCGACTTGTATAGTGGCAGAGGCATACCGCGGCTATCTAGAACATGCTTACGTTCTACACGTGACTTACGCGCACCTGAGTTGACCGGTTCTTCCGGAAGACAAGCCTCCTTACGCGCCTTACGCGCGCTACTTGCCGAAGAAAATTTCTGCTGATGTAACGACATTTTTTTTTAGGTTGATTTTTCTTCGTTTTCCGAGGAAACAGGTTTTGCCCTGCAACACTGCGTCTAACTTCGAATAACCATCCTAAAAGTGAATATTAACAATATCTCTCTTACAGTTCTACTCGCATTTGCAGAGCAATACACCTGCAGGAGTTTTCTGCACATTGACTTGCATCCGCTGCGCTTGCATCTACATGATTAACTTATATACACAATGCAATGCGCCTGATTAATTTGCTAAACTTGTCGAGTAAAAACTGTGCCCGATTTATGCCCGATTTATTAGTAAAAAATGCCGCTGAATGCAGTATTCATCGGCATTGCGGAAGGAGGGGGATTCGAACCCCCGGTACCCTTACGAGTACGTCAGTTTAGCAAACTGGTGGTTTCAGCCACTCACCCATCCTTCCTGTCAGGCGTGTTGCCAAACTGCTTCTTTTCGAAAGCGGGTGCAAAAGTAATGCAAATTTTTCACATGCGCAAGAACAAACTGAAAAATCTTGTATATTTTAACAAAATGAGAGCAATTCTATAG